TATACGCAACAAACACAACTGCTTTTACAATTAAGAATGGTTCTGCTTCAGGCGCTACGCTTCTTGATCTTACAGTGCCTGCGGGGTGGAATGATATATTCATTCCTAACGATGGCATACTAGCGGACAATGGTTGCTTTGTTTCTGCATTAAGCGGAAATGGGACAGTGATTACTCTTCTACTGGAGTAGACATGGCTGAAAAGAAATCAAAAAAAGATCCCCGCCTCGCAAGGGCAGGGGTCTCTGGTTACAACAAACCAAAGCGCACACCTAATCACCCTAAGAAGTCACACATTGTTGTCGCAAAACAGGGAGATAAGGTAAAGACAATTCGCTTTGGTCAACAGGGCGTTAAAACAAATCAAACTGTAGGTCAGCGTAAAGCTTTTAAATCAAGGCATGCCAAGAATATTAGTAAAGGAAAGATGAGCGCAGCTTATTGGGCAGATAGGACTAAGTGGAGTCCAAGCAAAACAAAATCTAGTTCTCCTAAATGGAAGAAGGGATCATGATATGGCAGAAACAATGAATAGGCCAAATTCTAATAGTGTCTTCTCAAGATTAGAATATATACGCAAAGCAATGGGTAGACCCAACACCAGTGCAAAAGAAATGAAAACTCTTCAACTAAGAGAAGATAATCTTCTTGAGATGTTACGTGAGGGTATGGATGAATTTAAAAAGGGTGGAAAAGTAATTAGAAAAAAAACAGGTGGTCGCGTTAGGGGGGATGGCATCGCTATAAAAGGTAAAACCAAAGGCACAATGCGGTGACTATTTCTCGTGCTCAGATGAAGAGTCAATTGAAAGGTAATAGAGTGAAATTAGATAAAGCAGGATTTGATCCAACTGGTGATGACGCTAAAGACCTTAACATAATTCGTATGGGCAAAGGCGGAAAGACAGAAAGTAAAGTTAATCAAGCAGGCAATTATACTCAGCCTACAAAAAGAAAGCGTTTATTTAATAGAATAAAAGCAGGCGGTAAAGGCGGAGCACCTGGGCAATGGTCTGCTAGAAAAGCTCAAATGCTTGCTAAAGCCTACAAGAAAGCAGGGGGAGGTTACAAAGATTGATGGCGCTTACTAATGTAAATAGAAGAAAAGTAAAAAAAGTCGTGAAAGGTTTAAAAAAAGCTTCAAAGACACACGCTAGTCAGGCTAGAATTTTAAAAGGTATAATGAGAAATGGCTCTAAAAAAGTCTCAAAAAAGCCTTAGATCTTGGACTAAACAGAAGTGGAGAACCAAGAGTGGCAAACCGTCTACGCAAGGGCCTAATGCTACTGGTGAACGGTATCTACCTTCTTCGGCTATTAAGTCTCTTAGCAGCAGTGAGTATGCAGCTACCTCAAGAGCAAAGAGAAGAGGCAAGGCTTCAGGCAAGCAGTATGTGGCTCAACCTAAGAAAATTGCAAAGAAAACCAAGCGGCACAGAAGTGTAGTTACATAGGAAATTATCATGGCAGTAGTAACACCAGATCTACCAGAATTGTTTGAAGAAGCTTATGAGCGGGCAGGTCTTGAAATGCGTTCAGGCTATGATCTTAAAACGGCTCGTAGGAGCCTTAACATTTTAACATTGGAGTGGCAAAACCGTGGGCTTAATCTCTTCACTATTGAATCTAATACTCTATCCATTTCGGCAGGTACTGCGACTTATACGCTACCCGCTGACACGATTGACATCATCGAACACCAAATCCGCACAGGTACAGGTACAAACCAAACCGATACGAACCTCCAAAGGGTCAGTGTCGCAACCTACGCGCAGCAAACCAACAAAGAAACGCAAGGTAGGCCGACCCAGATCTACGTCCAAAGGCTCCCAACAGAAACGAAAGTAACTCTGTGGCCTGTGCCAGATAGCACAACTACATATACTCTTTCATATTATAGACTGAAGGGCATCGATGGCTTGACCTCTGGTATAGGATCTACAGTTACATCTGTTCCTCCTCGCTTTGTTCCTGCGTTAGTTTCTGGATTAGCTTATTATATAGCTATGAAGAAACCAGAAGTGGCTGCAAGAGCAGCTTCGCTGAAACAGGAATACGAGTTTCAGTTTCAACTTGCGGCAGGAGAGGACGAGGAAACAGCGTCAATTAAGTTTGTTCCCTTTGATACCTTTATGGCAGGTGGTTAATGAGCTACGCAAAAGCTAAATATGCGTTTGGTTTCTGCGACAAGACGGGGTTTAGATACCCGCTAAAAGATCTTGTTCCTGAATATAACAACGGTGTTAAGACAGGATTTCTTGTTGGAAGGGATGTTGTTGATCCTGATCAACCTCAGAACTTTCTTGGCAGAATAAAGATAAATGATCCTCAGTCTTTGCGCAATCCAAGACCTGATAGATCTCTAGAAGAAAGCAGAGCTTTATATGGCTTTGATCCTGTAGGCAATCAAGGCACTCTACTTACTGCTTCAGTTGGCAGGGTTAGTGTCTCTATATCGGAAACAGATGCAAATCTAGTTAGTGGCGTAGTTGCAAATGCACTTGTCGGTAATGTTGCTGTAAACTCTGATGAAGATGCTGCTGCAAGTCCTACTGGTTCTGCTGCAACTGCAAGCGTTGGCTCTGTGACCGTATCAACTACTGCGGTTACTGTTTATACAGTTACTGTCGCTAACCCAGGGTCTGGCAATAAGTATTATATAGATGGTGCTTTACAGCCTACGCTCACTCTTTCTGAAGGCCAGACGTATACATTTAATTGGTCAGCAGCAACAGGACATCCTTTACGATTTTCAACCACATCAGATGGAACGCATGGTGGAGGATCTGAGTACACTACAGGGGTTACAATTAACACAGGAGCTTATACCTCAACAATAACTGTAGCAAATGGCGCTCCAACACTTTACTATTATTGTCAGTATCATAGTGGTATGGGCGGTCAACTTAATACAACATAGGAGATTAAAATGGCTATGAAGAAGAAAGGCTACGCAAAAGGTGGCGCGATGAAGAAACCAATTGCTATGAAGAAAGGTAGCAAGCTTAGGATGGTAGAGAAAGGCGGAAAGAAAGTTCCGTTCTTTGCTGCTGATGGGGTAGGCAAAATGCAAGCAGGTGGGGCTGTAAGACCTAAGAAAAGACCTGCATCTATGGTAAAGCCTAAGCCAAGACCAGGTTCTAAAAATGGAATTACCAAAGAAACTTTAGTGGGAAGCATGACTAAAGCTGACGTTGAAAAAGCAATTGATAGAGGGAAAAATCCTAAGAAAAAGCCAAGACCTTCGGCTCCTATGGCTCCTTCAAAACCAAGATCAACTAGATCTACTGATAAAGACATGGCTGTAAGTAAGAAAGCAGCACAATCTAAAAAAGCTCCTGTCAGAAAAAAAGGTGATAGAGCAGGTGTTACCGCTAAGAAGATGGGCGGCGGCATGATGAAGAAAAAGGGTTACGCCGCAGGTGGTGTTGTTAAGAAGAAAACGCCAAAGCCTGCCGCAAACTATAAAGAAGTAGGAAAATATATTCCTAAAGGATCTCAGCCTCCTGTTGACAAAAGACCTGCGGCTAGAGAGCTAACACCTTCTGAATATGAAAGGTATCGCGCAGACAGACGTAGAGCGGAAAGAAAAAAATCAGGTCAACTTTCTCAAGCAAAAAAGACAGCAAAGAAGACAGCCGTTAAAGCAATGGGCGGTGGTATGATGAAAAAGAAAGGTTATGCTAAAGGTGGTGTTGTCAAGAAGATGCGCGGCGGCATGATGAAGAAGAAGGGCTATGCTAAGGGAGGAAGCGTTGCTCGTGGTAGTGGTGCAGCTAGACCTCAACGATTCACTCGTAACGGATAAAGTTCAATTGAACTAATGGCATACCTTCAAAGCAACATACCGCATTTTAAATGTTGGGTTCGCCGTGAATACACATGTAATCATGAGCGTTATCATGGCGAGTTCCTTCACGCTATGGCTATTGCGGTAACCACTATGCCTAACAGATGCCTTAGCTTTCAGGTTATATTTACTGGATCTGAGGTTGATGAGGATGATGATGAGAATGTACATGGTGGTGCGATGTGGGCAAGAATGCCAATTACTGCTTTAGTTGCAGATGAACCGTTAGATGAATGGCCTTCTCCTATGGCGGTTCATGATGCTCAACCTTGGGATTGCTCTGCTTATAATCATGCAGTTTACGTTATGGACAGGGCAACCCCTTGTCCTTGGTTGGCAAAGATAGATGGTGATATGCATGCTGCAAAGTATTTGTTTACTGTTGACTACGCAGAAAGCGAGATAGCGGAAGATCCTGCACAACATAAACAAAGTCATGTCATGCAGTTGCTTGATGCAGGAGAATGGACTGGGAACATAGTGGCACTTCCAAACAATCGTGTAAGGGTGACACATCCTGCATGGTTTGAAACTGGAAAGGGTGCTCCAGACTTTAAACCATCTCAGCATATACATTATTCTAAATCTGATTTAGACTATGTCTTGGATGTTAACAAAATTTTTGATAATCTCTACAAAGAGGACGAGTAATGAATTACACCGAACTAGTCCAGTCAATACAAGATTTTACTGAGAACAACGAAACAACTTTCGTTGCAGAGATACCTACTTTTGTTAGACAGGCAGAAGAATTGATACACAGAAGTGTAATGATTCCAGAGCTTAGGAAAAATGCTACTGCAAATGTCACGGCTTCCCATCCATACATAGCAAGACCAAATGATTTCCTTGCCCCTTTCTCTTTTGCTATTATAGACTCAAGCAACAATTATAATTTTTTAATTGAAAAAGATGTTAATTTCATGCGTGAAGCATATCCAAATCAATCATCTACTGGTCTACCAAAATACTACTCAGAGTTTGACGGAGACTTTTCTTCTAATAACTCGCCAGGTAACTTTATTGTAGCACCGACACCTGACACTAATTATTTAGTTCAATTGCACTATTATTATGATCCGCCATCAATTGTTACCTCAAGCACGTCTTGGTTGGGTGATAACGCAGAGCAAGTATTACTGTACGGAAGCTTGGTAAATGCGTATATATTTATGAAAGGCGAGCAGGATGTGCTTGCGATGTATAAAGAAAAATTCGATGAAGCTATGCAAAGACTTATGGTGCTAGGAGATGGTAGGTTAAAAAGAGACAGCTACCGTGATGGTGAACCAAGGATAGAAATGTAATGTTTAAAATAGATGTAAGCGTTCCTAAAGATGAGTCTTTAGTTCAAGTAAATACAACTGATAACAGGGGTTTAACTCCTGATGAATTATCCGAACAGTGTGTGCAAAAGATTATAGCTGTATCGGATTCAGCGCATCCAGTAATAAGGGATCAGGCTAATGCCTTCTCTAAGCATCTGGAGAAATTGGTGGCTTACTATATGAGACAAGCTATTCACAGTGACCGTACAACTGTGTATAATGCTGTCAAAGATGCAGGTCATCCTGAACTAGCCGAGCTTATAAGGAGATTGTAAAATGGCATTTAGCGGCAACTTTATGTGCACATCATTCAAGAAAGAATTGATGACTGCAACACACAACTTTACCAACTCAAGTGGTAATACTTT